ATCCAAGAAAGTGATTGTACCGGCTGTATCGATAGTTCTATCATCCGACGAACAGGCTTGTCGGACCAAATCAGCAAGTCGCAAGTATACCGAGTCAGTATCGACCGCAATGACATAATCTTTCTCCGTCTTTAGTATTTTGTTTAGATATTTGTTGATGCTGTTTTCAATCCAACGAATGCTTAGTTGACCCGTCGTGGTGACAGCAATTGCATTACGTAGGTCGAAGAAACGAAAGTATTTCGAACCCATAGCACCATAGAGTGAGTTGAGTGATACTTTCTTAGAGAGTTGCAGATTGTTATATCTTGCAATCTTGTTTTTAAGTTCTTTCTTCTTATCAGGATCAGTCTCTATCTCATATGCTGCTTGTGCTTCAAGCATCGCCTTCTTATACACCTTACGATCAGCAAACATCTTCTCAACCATTTCAGGCATGAAGCCTTGCTTATCACGGCGATAGAACTGGCCGTTTGCTGTCAAACAAACATTCTCGTCCTTTAGAAAGGATGTATCAATAGACTGATTGAGTAGTTTATCAACACTGACACCAGAGGCAATAACAGAACGCATAGCATCGCTATAAGAAGCAGGTTCAACAATCGTCTCAGGAGAGATATTGGACCCCATAATAACAGACGGATACTCTGAGTTAACGTCAAAACTAGCCACCCAATCATGGAAACCAATAATAGGGTCTTTAACATATGCGCCAACATAGGCAGCCTCCTTCTCGTGTTTCTCAATAGGAGGGACAACTATGTTTTTTGCCTTCAAATGATGAAAACAAATAACGTCCCACATACGGACCTGTGCGAACACGTCCTCGTAGTTGCACTTGTTATCATAAGATAAAGTTAGTGCTAGTTCAATCAACTTGTTCTTTTCATCAATACGATCAACAAGGTCAACGTCTTTGATGTTATAGTTGATGAACTCTTGGTAGTCTTCTTTATATAGGTTTTGTAGTGTGCCATACTCTTCATATGATAACTTGCGTTCACCAAGTTCAACATGAGCAATGTTATCGAGTCTGTAGGACTCTTGTGAAGCACCTCCAGGAGCGTATTTCTTATATAGTGGAAGCAAATCTAACGTGGCAATACCAAGAATAGAGTAAGACTTACTCTTTCTATTCATACCAGAGTCAACTATCTTGTCATTGATTACACCCCATGGTGAGAGTTTCTTAGCCTCTGTTTCACCAAGTAGTTTGACAATGCGATTGACAAGATATGGTATATCGAAGATTTCAATATTCCAACCTGTGATAACATCAGGATAGTCTGATTGCCACCAAGAAACGAACTTACGAATAAGATCAAACTCGTCGTAACACTTTATATAAGTTACACCTTTACGTGTATTATCATACTCACCACAACCAAACGTCATGAAATGACCAAACATTTTGATAGTGATTGCAGTCAGTGGACCATTGGCATCGTCAGGTTCAGGGAATCCACCACCATCAGGTTCACCAACTTCGATGTCGATATTAGCAACTCTAATGTGTGAGATATCCCAATCAACAGTTCCTTTGAACTCGTCAGCAATGAAGCAATACTGATAACGTTGATTGCCGTAGACTTTAAAGTTTTCTACACCATCATACTGTTTGACAAAATCACGACATTCACGAATACTGCCAGGCTTTACAGGTCCAACATATTCATCATAGATTGTCTTATATTTCGTTGGCTTGTCGGAAGTCACGAACAAGGTGGGGTTATAATCCACCTTGTGTCGCACATGTTTTCCATTCTCAACACCACGATATAGGATTCTACCACCCCATATCTCAACATTAGTATAAAATTTCATTAGGTAATGATCTTTGTATCAGGAACTAGAATGCCACCGAACTGCTGATTATACTGATTTAGGAATGCAGTAATTGGCTCGGCAATACATATTAGCATATTTTTAGATAAAGTAAACTCTTTATCATCTGTCCATTCGCAATAAGGTGCATAACCCACAGAAGGATTCTTTGGATCTGCTTTGTTAGGAATAACAACAATACGAACAGGATTCTTAACCTTGACATGTGTTGTTGTTTCCTCAACAATCTCTGCAAGAACCTCTTCACTTACAAATCGTAGTAGTTTTACATTATCAGCCATTACTTTTCTTCTTTCTTTGGTAGGATTACTGGAGGTGGAATAATAACAGGATTAGGTGCCACATAAGGCACATATGGTCTCACTCTTGCCACTGGTGGTCTAACAACAGGCGGTGCAAAAGGATGAGGAATGGGTGCGATCATTGCACCCACTAGAATGATGGTGTTCAATCTACCACCTCCATAAGATAGTCATAAACACCAACAGTTACCCACTTCTCTGGAATCAGAGTCGTGCTATTACCATTCTCATTCACGAATGAATAAGAGTTATCAAGATCCATAATCTTGACGATGCGTTCCCACTTGCCGTCAAAGGCACGCTGCTTGAATGCAGTCTCAAGGATATTCATTGCACTTTCATTGGATGGAATCATAGTCTTTCTCCTTAGTCCCATAGTCCACGATAATATTTGCCGAAGAGGCGAAGCCCGTTCTTAATACGATCATTATACTCAATCTGCTTTACTAAGTCAAGAGAGTATAACTCAAGATCATCATCTTTTGTAAGTTGTTCAAAGGTCCAAATCAGTTCGTTCAGAACCCATTCCCACTTGTAATGAACCCAGTTATCTGGGTGCCATTCAGGTTCATCAGGGCCAAGACTGCTGTAACGCATGTGTGGTGGAACATCCTCGTTATCAACAAGAGGAGAACCGTGCTTGGTATCTCTTAGTTGTTTGAGCATAGGAACAATGATAAGAGCAAGAGTGTGATCCATGCTCCAAGTATCATAAGGATCGATACGGATATCAATCTTACGATTTCTCTTTTCGTGAATCCATGTTAAAAACCGAATTATCCAAGTTTCAGATATCCATTCAGCAATCTTATCTTGTGTGTCTTCACTAATAAAAGGAATCTTTTCAGCAATCTGAAAAGGTCCGATCCAATGAATGTATGGTCCGATTCGTATTTTCATAATGTCTCCTTATTTCAATCTTGATAGTGTGGGCGCAAGTAGCACATACAACAGAACAACCATGTTTCCCCATAATCTCTTGAACAGAAGGAACAGCATCAAAAGAATGGTCGTCTATGATTTGCTTTACAGTATTGGAAGATAAACTGTTACAGGAACATAAAATCATTACCTTTCCTCTCACATAGATATATAGTATATCAGACCTTATGGAGGTTGTCAAGATGCCAACATTTCTCTTATCTCTCATTACCTCAGGTTCCATAAAGTGGCTTTCCATACTTGTCATTATAGCAGGGATGGCAGGTGGATTATACACGAAACACCGTGAGATTGTCAATAATGAAAAGCAAATAGCACTCCAGCAATACAACATCAAACAGCTGGAACAGACTATAAAAGACCGAGACGCTTATATAAAAGAAATAGAAAATGTCGCCAGATCAAGATCGGAGGCAATCAACAATCTTGCACAGAAGAATAGAGAACTGGAAAACAAATTAGATTCTGTTGTCACAGAGATTGATAAACATGTTGGTGCTGGACATGATAGAGAGTCCTCTCAGATACTTAAAGACACAATCAAGTCTTTGGAGCAAATGAAATGAAAAAGATTATTCTATTGTTAGCCGTAGTCTTACTGGCTTCTTGTAATGACCAGACTCAGGTCGTGACAACATATCGTCATATGGTTGTTCATCCTGACGAGGCAATGTATTATTGTCCTGTTGTGAAGGAGTTTCCAAACTGGAAGACTCTGACGGATAGTCAGGTGGCGAAGTTGGTTGTTCAGTTACATAAGAACAATTTGACATGTAAAAGTTCCATTGAGTCTATTCGTAAATTTCTAAACGAAGCAGACCAGGTAGTGAAAAGGGCGGAGTGAATCCGCCCTAATCTTATAGTGAATATGGATCTTTTGGATTAGATGCATTGGTCACATTGTTGTCTTT